GGAGAATGTTTAGCGCCACTAAACCCCGCCCTCACCGGCTGGTGAGGCTGACCTAAAAGCTTCCACCCACTTAGTGGGGATTATCCATTGAGGAAGCGTCAAAATAAGTATATTACAAATCAGAGGAAAACAATTAATCAATTTCTTCAATAATTGGACCACCAGTAATGGCTGGGTACCCCATTGACTGGTAAGCTGGAGTATTAGATCCATAAGCACCTTGCATGATTGTTTTCATTCCACCACCGAAATCACTGTTGTAGATTTGAGAAGCCGCTTTGATACCGGCACCTACACCACCAATGAAATCTTGAATAACACCAGAAAAAGATTTTCGAACATTTACAGCCGCTTGTTGAGTAACAAGTGCTTGAGTCACCACAGGAGGCGCTGTTGAATTCTTCACAGGAAGTGAAGATAAAACAGCACCCATTCCAACTGGATCTGCATGAGAGGCAGTTGGACTTTGTCTATTTCCTATTGCTTCAAAGAACTGAACTACTTCATAAGACCATGAAGTGTCTGAATTTCCACCTTCCACATAAAACAGTAAAGTCACTGCTTGAGGAAAGACTGGATGAACATAAGAAAGTTGATCTTGTAGTGACGGTTGGTAACAAATCCCCATTAAATCACTGGTGGCATGGGCCTGAGTCGAAGTTCTGTAAGCGAGCAAACTAGCAGAATTTGACCCAGAAGGAATTGCTTGGTTCAAAGGATCACGATGCAACACCACTAAACCCGCTCTGAAAACTTCAGAGGAGAAATATGATGCTTGAACACCGCACCCGACCAATCTAAATTCCATATTCCCAATGTCAGCAGTAGTAAAAGGAGAATCATTTACTGCCGTAAATACACCCGCTGCGGGGTATTGAAAATTTGTCCCAGCATAAGTTCCGCCAGTATAAACAACACACGGTTGATCATTGACGGGAACAAATGGTGCAACTCCAACATAACCCACAAGACCTGAACCAACGGTAAATGAACCTCTAGTAACACACTTGAACTTGTATGAAGGTAGAGATATTGTATCAGGTATACAGGGGAGTTCTGAAAATTTACCCCAAGGATTAGTTAAAGCCTTAAGATAATGAGAAGCACAGGGAGACAACAGAGTACTAAGAGCACCCTTCCGAGGATTGAATCCAGGGTTCGCTTGTCGCCGCATAGACGATAAATTTGCTGTCTTCCTAATGGGAGTTCCTGGCGAGGTAGATAAATAATCATCGTAGCGTTTTTTCTTTTCAGCTTTTGATAATTTATTGAATTTTGTTGCGTGTTTTTGCACAAATTGGTTGTAAGTATACATAAGTATAAATGATAGGCCAGTTTCCTATGTTTGGCTAGAACACAGGTAACCTTGTCTCCAGGCAAAAGCCCGTTATCCACTGAGGAGACTGTCAGATGATTATGGCCTTAACCATAATCAACTTGCCCTAAAAGAAAAAAGGCTGGATGACACACTAAGCATGGTAATGTTTTGACATTTTCATACAATACACGAATTTCTTCCACAGCTGCAGAATCAATCCCATATCGCTCTTCAATATCAAACATTGCCCATTTTTGGTCAAGAACTACAGGTTTGTTCCTTTTCAATGCATAAGGACTTTTAGCTTTTGAATACCATACATCTGATGCTTTCTTTGCGCTAGGCCAACAAGGACCTGCCAACTTTCCATACATCTGAAGTAAATCCCAAAGTATAGGCACTTCTGGACAGTGCCACATTCCTTGAGAAAAGATATAAGCCATTCTTCTATATTGCAAAGAAGGATCACTTGTTTGTGTAACAATTTCAAGCTTATTAATAACCTTTCCTAATTTCAACACTTGAGAGGGGAGGTTGGCCCAAGCTAACCCTCCATTCACCGTTCTCCACCATTTTCCTTTCAGAAATGTTGGTTGAGTCGGGCGGTCATAAACTCTCATTTTTGCCACAAACCCCATTTGTTCATAGGATTCGGACCAAGATTGTGTTTCATTATGAAGTAATGCATAAGCTGAAGCTATCACATTGTTAATAGTATTTCCAATACAAGTATCAGGACCTCCTGTATCTCTTTGTTTAGGACATTTTATTTCACAATTCATGTTGTGCTGTTTCAGTTCTAACTTTGGCATCGCGTTGTATACTGAACGCAACATATCAATATGTGCTTCGGGTACACCCAACTTTGTCAAAGCGTACCAAGACGCCTC